TCGTTTCACATCAGCCACTATCCACTTTCCATTCTTCAACTTAATCATCTTAGTACCTACAGTATAGCAAGGTCCGTTCTTTCCATTTAATATTTCTTTAGTGCCAGCTTTATCCCAATACCGGGCTACTGCCTCCCAATTGATTGAACTGGGTAATGCTTGGATCTTAATAAAATGATCCACCTTAAACATACCACCTGCAGGTGGTGTAGGAGCCTGGCCCACCTGACCAGCAAAACCATACTGCCCAAGATCAGACATCAAATCATCTAACACAGCCCGACTTAATCTAACTGGATCTAACAAGCCGTCAACATAGTAATTTTTTAATTCTGCAGGTTCCACCAAATCTCCATATCTACCATCTAACAACCCAGGTAGTACTATACATTTAAGATTCTGTTTATGTTTCTTCCTTTGATGTGCTGTTGGATCATTAACTGCTAAACGCTGCATTATACCAATCACTACGGATACTTCTTTATCTACCTTCCTGGTTGGCATTGTTTGATCTAGAAAATCATTTGCCGTTTGTAGGGCAGTAACACTTACCGCCTCTTTCGGATTGATTATATCATCCCAGATTAGAATGTGCCCATGGAATCCTGTACCCTTCCCATCTATACCCGTACTAAGCCTCGTACCCCCGTTTAAGATCCTCGGCAAACGACCTGAGTGCACTTGAATTTTCTTTGTTATACGGAAGTTTCCTTTAGCATCTTTGTCTTGTTTTATCTCTAATTCTGGGTAAATCACCCTAAACCGTTCACTACGAACGATTTCCCTGCTATACTCGGCAGACTCCCAACTTAAATCTGCACTATAACTCCAACATATGAACTTCATCCAATACCACCGGGTCCAGCACCATACTGGAAACATAATTGAACATATAGCAGTTTTTGTAGTTCCAGGAGGAATATTAACAATTAAATCATATGCCTTCGGATCATGTCTCCCTACTCTTTCTGCTATTTCTTGTAATTCATCACACAAATATTTAATATGCCAATTATCACGAAATGGTTCTGTACTATAATCAGGCCAGAAATATTTTAGAAAATGATAGAAGCTTCTATTGTTTAACTCCCTCACTAATAACTGTGGATGAGCTATTGCAAATTGAAGCACCTGTTTTTTAGGTGGATATTTTCTAACTATTTTAGTTTCTGGAAACATTCGTATTGGCCCCTTGAGTTAATCCTAGTTTTAATGCCCATTCTAATTCTTCCGTACTATATTGTTTTGGATCACTTAAATTTTCTTGTAACAGATTAACATCCACCTGACCTTCCATTATAATGTTGACCTTACTTTGTTGTACATCGGCCCACTTATCTCGCTGACGAACTTGTAGCCATTTTTGGGCGGCAAATGGATTAGGTGGAAAGTACTTTATAATAGGTATTACCAATGCCTCGGTACGTTCTGTCACTTCCCGGGTGTCCATATTAAATGTCCTCACTCTATTACTTAGAATATGAATATCTGGATGAGTAAAACCATTGGCTAATTTATAATAACTATGGGCTACGTTCATATCTGCTTCTATTCTACCTCTTTTCAATGCTGTGGCAAACACTGGATTGGTTTGTTTCCAATAAGTGATTGTTGTAGTATCCACTTCAAAGAAATCTGCTATCTCTTTTTCTGTAGCTCCTAACAATGCTAACTTGTACGTTTGTTTTTCAAACTCAGGCCTCCATCTTCCTTTAGCACCTGCTCCATGTGGATTGTATTTACGGACGTACATTGTTTTATGTTTTATTTGAATAAAACATAAAATTAAAGTATATTTTTCACATAATCCAAAAATATTTCTTAATATTTTTACTTTAATCCTATTTTATTTTAAAAAATACTTTAATTTTGTGAATTATATACTCAAGTTATAAAGATTTCTTATAACTAACTTTATTATACATTATCATGGGAACTATTAATCGGAGAATTCAAACAGAATTGACCAGACAGAAAATTTCGAAAGCTCTTACTGGAAAGAAACATACTCCAGAACATAAACAAAGAATTAGTGAAAGTTTGCTAGGAAAACCGAAAACAAAACAAACTATTCGAAGAATGAGTTTAGCTAAACGAAATATGTCAGACCTCACTAAGTATCGAATGAGTTTGGCTAAACGTGGTAAAAATCATCCTTTATACAAAGTAACTGGTCCGGCGAATCCCAGATGGGGAAAGAAGTATCCAAAGAAAACTGTTCAAAAAGATCTCTATGATACCTCTTCTATTTAACCAAACTTTACACAACACATCTATTGGGTTTGCTGGACTGCTTCTATCACGATTTGAGCGATTCCTTGAACAGAATCGCTGTTTTACCATACTCAAATGATGCGAACTTCACTATAAAACAGGTCGTTTTTCACAGAATTCGCCTATAACTTATTGAATATGAATAAGAAAAAAAATTTAAAAAATTTTGTTAAAAAACGTAGGTTTGTTTAAAATCTCTTTATATTTATATGTGTTTAAGTTGTTTGAAATTTTGGAAATTTTGAGACGGAAAGAGAGAATCTTCGACAGTCTGGAGTTCATAAAGTGTCTTAATTAACTGATTGAAAGGGTATTAAGGTCGAGCCAGATCCCAAAATTGTACCATGAGTTGGCAAATCCGAGTATTAGACCGTTTACGGTTATGCGAATATGTTGATGCCATTTAGTATATGGACAAAGCCTTACGCCAGTAAACCTGGTAGCATTAGAGCGTATTGGTAGGGTGGACATATTATTACGCATAGCAATCGAAATAAATAATACGGTTAGAAGTTAGAACATGATCCTTTAACTTCTATATATCGCTTGGTAAACTGGGCCAAGTAGTATTGACTACGGCGGACGCTTTCACTTTGGTTCGACTCCAAAGGTAGCCACAATATAAACAATCTTAAATATTACTACAATGAAAACTGCAATGAAAACTGCAATGAAAACTGCAAAAATCACCCTCAAATTCAACGATTCTAAAACCACTCATGTCATTAGAATTTCTGTCCCACAGAGAGTAATCAATCACTACCTGGTTGCTGACTGGGCTGATACACAGGTGAAAGACCACTATGGTAAAAATGTTACTATTACAAAAATTGAAATTATCTAATCTACGATGGAAACAACAATCTTAAATCTTACTACAATGAATACAATAGAATTAAACAAGAATGAACTGCTCGTTTTAGGAGCAGTTAAACGAGCCCACAAGAATGCTGGTGGAGATTTCACTTACTCAAACGAAGTAATGGAGGAGTGTTTCACTACTTCGTTGTTAAATAAACAGCAAGTTAAAGGGTATCTTAGTCAATTATCACAGAAAGAATATATCACCATTGACGACGATGAATTCCATCAAATTCACTTTCTTAAAAAATCTCTTGAAATCTATCCAGATTTAGAAAAAACTTGTCAAGTTTGGTAATAGAATAGTTACACTGACGAGGCTTTAATAACCAAAACCGAAATTCGTTCCGGTCTGTAACATATGGCTTTGCTCTTGCCGATGATAGCCTGCAAAGAGGTCCGGTACTATAACTTGTTATAGTTGGCAGTTCGAATCTGCCCATTGCCACAGATTTTAAATAACATAAATCTTAAATTTTACTATCATGAACAACAATCTAAAAACTGATGAATCAGAAACAACTATTTCTGCAATCTTAGGAATT